TGGCACTTTTCTATGGGGCTTTGGTAGAAGCGTATACCTTTATGAAAGGGGAACAGGACCTTTTGTCTTTATATAATAATAGATTTCAGGAATCTATTCAGTGGCTTAAAAATCTTGGCGAAGGGTTACAAACAAGGGATCAATATCGTTATGATCGTGTCCGTAGGGCTGTACAATAATGTTTGATGTTTCGGGTAATTCTGAGATTGGAGAGGTTGCTGTTTTTACGTCCACAAACAGAGGCCATTCCCCTGAAGAAATGGCGGAAATGGCGTTGAATAAGATCATGCTGGTTTCGGAAGATGCGCCGCCTGTTATACGAGAACAGGCTTTAGCGTATAAGGATAGGTTGAAAGAGATCTTAGTTTTTTATATGAACAGAATGGCGCAAAGTGAACGAACTACAATTTGGGCTTTGATGAAAAAGCAAGGTCACGAGGACATTGCTGAGATTATAAGGAGGCTGTAATGGCTATTGGAACATCTGCTGTTTGTGGCAGTTTTAAAGAACAAGCATTGGCTGGAATGCACTTTTGGACCGCGCACAGTCGAGGAGATTCGAGTGCTATTTCTGCTGACACGTTTAAGGTAGCTATGTTTACGGACAGTGCCACCATAGATCAGGACACTACAGGATATACCGCAAGCAACGAAGTGTCTGGAACGGCATATTCAGCCGGTGGCGCGGCTCTGGGAAGTGTGACGCTTGGCATGAGTGATAATAGCGGTGGAACGACAACGGCTTTTCTCGATTTTGCAGATACCACATGGTCCACATCTACTATTTCCAGTGCAATGGGAGCGTTGATTTATAATTCCACCTTGAGCGGCGCAAGCACGGGTTCCACTACTACGGCTGATGCTTATCCTTCCGTAGCCATGTATGATTTTGTGACGGCTAAATCCTCCAGTGCAGGTGATTTCACCATTCAGTGGCCTGCAAATACGGCTGATGCTGCGGCTATAAGGATCTCTTAGTGGCCGATAATACCACCCTTAATGGTTGGGGCAGAGAAACCTGGAACTCAGGGCCGTGGAACGGTCCTGGGGTTGTTTCCATTACGGGTGTTTCTGCTTCAACGGCGGTAGGTACGGCAACGGTTAGTCTTCCTATAACAATTAGTATAACAGGAGTTTCAGCAGCTACAGGCGTAGGCTCTTTAACCGTTGTTGTACCTGTAACTCAATCAATTACAGGAGTTTCAGCAGCTACAGCAGTTGGTTCTCTGACTACGACAACGGATGTTTTAATCACGCCTTCTGGTGTTTCTGCTGCTACCAGTGTAGGTTCGGTACAGGTAAACATCAAATTTACGGTGGAAGGGGTTTCCGCAGCTACAGCAGTTGGAACGTTGATGGTTTGGCAAGAGATTGGTACTAGTCAAACACCAGGGTTTGTTAGTATAGACACTTCTCAAACACCGAATTGGACGCAAATAGCAGCATAAGGAAAAGGTTATGGCTTCTTCATATACAACAAGTTTAGGCATCGAAGAAATGGGGTCTGGTGACCAATCTGGTGCTTGGGGAACAACAACTAATTACAACTGGGATATCATAGATCGCATTGCAGCATATAGTGCAGTAGGTCTTTCTGGAACAACGCATACTTTAACAGTAAGAGCGGCATCTCCGTCTTCAGGATCCTCAAATGTTCAAGATGGGATGTATCGTGTAATTAAGTTTACGGGGGCTCTTGGTGCAAACAATACGGTTACTATAGCACCTAATACTACGGCGGCTTATTTTGTTTTTATAAACGCTACCACGGATTCTGGAGGTAGTGGTCCGTACAGCGTTATTCTTAGCCAGGGATCTGGTGCCAATATCACCGTACCTAATGGTTCCTCCGCTGTAGTATATTGTGACGGTGCGGGAAGTGGTGCGGCAGTTGTTGATGCGCTGGCTAATTTGTACGTGTCAGATTCAATTACGATTGGTGACGCTTCGACAGAAGACACCAAGATTGTTTTTGATGGGGCCGCACAGGACTTCTATATCGGTCTAGACGATTCAGCGGATGATCTTGTCATTGGATCTGGATCCGTGGTTGGCACAACCCCGGCAATGTCCATCGATGAAAATCAAGCCGTGGTGTTCCCAGCGGCGGCTGTAACAATCGGTGATGCTTCGGAAGAAGACACTAAGCTGGTTTATGACGGTAATGCCAAGGATTTCTATATTGGCTTAGACGACAGCGAGGATAAACTCATTATTGGAGAAGGTTCTACGGTAGGAACCAATAATATTATCTCTATTACGGATGATGCCCTTACTATTGGAGACGGTGCTGAAGTCGATACTAAGATTGTTTTTGATGGCAACGCCAAAGACTTTTATGTTGGCTTGGATGACAGTGCCGATAAACTCATTATTGGAGAAGGCTCTACCGTAGGAACAAATAATATTCTTTCCATTACGGACGATGCCGTAACAATCGGTGATGGGGCAACGGAAGACGCCAAAATCGTCTTCGATGGTAATGCACAAGACTATTACATAGGGCTTGATGATTCGGCTGACGATCTTGTGATAGGTCTGGGTGCAGCGGTTGGTACAACCCCTGCAATGTCAATTGACGAAAACCAGATGACTACATTTGGTAAGGCCGCAATTGGGGCAACCTTAACGGATACTACAAATACTGGCGGTGTTACACTCGACTTTAACGCTTATCAGAATTTCATCCTGACCTTTACGGGCAATGTTACATTAGATAATCCTACTACGGAAACAGTGGGCCAATCTGGGATTATCGTCGTTATTCAAGATGGCACAGGTTCCAGAACGCTTTCCTTGGGAACTGATTATGAAACACCTGGAGGGTCTGGCCTGACTATTTCTACCGCAGCAAGTGCAGTAGATATTATCCCATATTTTGTAAAGGCGGCGGGTTCTATTCAATTAGGCGCACCGCAGTTGGCTTTCGCATAATGGTACTTTCTAGTTCACAATGGTGGGCGGCTACGGGGGATGCTGCTTATGTCCCTAAAGGAGCCGTATGGTTTGATGGTGCAGCAGATGAGATGACTCGCACCATGAGTACCGGGACGGAAGAAGTTTTTACTATATCGTTTTGGGAAAAGTTAGCGGAAGGTGGGACTTCTGGTCAGGACAGTCAGTTTTCGGCAACAAGTGGAGGAGCAGCAGCAACCAATATTGAGCATGATATGACAACAGATGGCATGTTGTATTTTAATTCATCTGTTGATAATAAGCCTAATTTGAAAACAACTGCCGCCTACCGTGATCCAACCGCATGGCGACATGTATTTATCGCTTATGATAGTACCCCCTCTACCCCCAGTATAAGTAGCATCTATATGGCCGTAAATGGTGTGATACAAACAGATTTAAGAAGCCCAATCTACTATCCAGCACAAAATGGTGTGACTGACTTCAACACTGCTAATGTACATTATATAGGCTCAAGAGTATCCAACAGATGGTTTAATGGATACCTTTCTGAATTTGTATTCCTTAATGGAGTGGCAGCAGTTCCATCGGACTTTGGTGAAGAAAATTCTGATGGTGTTTGGATACCTAAAGATCCAACCGATATTATCGCAACCGCCAGTTCAACCAATACTTTCTGGTTAGACTTTGCTGACTCATCTGCTTTAGGTAATGATGTTAGTGGTAATAATAATGATTTCACTACTGTTAGTATGTCTTCTGCCAACTGGACCTATGACCGTCCAGCGGATAGTGGGAGTGATACAGGTAATTATGCTACACTTAACCCGCTAGACAAAGCCCCAGCACTGGGTGTTCCTACTAACGGCAATTTAACAACCGGCCTTGGTACAGGCGCAAATCTTAATATCTTTGCAACCATTGCCCTACCCTCAACAGGAACCTATGGGGTTGAGTTTACGGATGTTGACGGGTCAGTCGCAGGAGCCGCCCGGATTGGCATTGCGGATAGTAATATGTCCACAACAGCTAGTCTTGATGGCACTTCTGGGAATCATGCTGTTATCTATGAAGATGGCTATATTTATATTGATGGTTCTTTAGATACGTCAGGCAAGGCATCAAACAATGCTGCTGGCGATGTAACGGAAGTCTTTGTCGATATGGATGCAGGTGATGTTGAGTTCTTTGTCAACGATGTCAGCCAAGGTTCGTATACAATCCCATCAGGGTACGCTAGCGAAGATATAATGATTGCGTTTGGCAGTGCTTCAAACACAGAAAACTACAATTTAGACTTTGGGCAACTAGGGTATGATCCGACTGTTAACGGACCAGCAGGAGCGAAGAGGTTATGCACCGCCAATCTCGCAGCCCCATCAATCACAAAACCATCAGATCATTTCCTACCCATGATCTATGAAGGTAATGGTGGTGGTCAACGTGTAGGTAACTTCATACCATTTACCGATGTTTATGCGGTTGATAATTCTTGTGTGTTTGTTAGTGGGGATAGTGATTATCTCCAGAAAACTCTTGGTGCTGGTAATGATGAATTATTTACCATGAGCTTCTGGTGGAAGCCTGGAATTATTCAAGACTGCACGTTTCTTAATGCCGAAACGGATACTGATAACAGGTGGCGTTTTGATACTGCTTCAAGCCAACTACAGATTTATGCAAAAGTTGGTGGAACAGTTCGTTGTGATCTTATTACTGATATAAAACTTAAAGATCCTTCAATGTGGTATAATGTTGTGCTTGTATGGGATTTATCTGAAGGGTCAGGTGATCGTGTAAAGATTTTTGTTAATGGTGTAAGCCAAAGCATCACCTTAAATACTGAACCATCTAGTTCCTATACCTACACCGTAAATACAGCAATAGAACATGAAATAGGTTCTAGAGAAGGATCATCAATATTCCTAGATGGCTATTTATCTGAGGTAGTCTTTATAGATGGAACAGCAGAAACAGCGTCAGATTTTGGACAGACCGATACCTCAACAAATCGTTGGATACCTAAAGATCCTTCAGGTCTAACTTTTGGGACTAATGGTTTCTATTTAGAATTTGGTACAGCGGCAGACTTGGGGGATGATACATCTGGTGAAGGTAATGATTGGGCTGAATCTACAAGTTTAGGTACTAATAATCAGACAGTAGACACTCCTACAAAGAATTACATAACTTTTAATCCGCTTCAGAAAGATAGCAATATCACTCTTGAGAATGGGAACACGATTGCAGACGATCCAACAACAACCAATTGGAATACCGTAGCAACGACAATGACCATTCCTTTGACTGGTAAATATTACTTTGAAATGACTGCTATTGATATTGGTGTGGATTTTGGCATAGGAGTCTGCGGTGCTTCTGATGTAACGGTTACAAGTTATTTTGGGGGGGATGCCACGTGCATGGGGTTCTTTAGTAATGGCAATCTTAAATACGTCAACGGTAGCGGTGGTGCCTACGGTAATGCCACGTCTTATACTTATGCCGCTGGAACAGGTATAGGGGTTGCTGTTGACCGAGACAACGATGCTATATGGTTCTCTGTTATCAACTCAGGAACACAAGAGTGGATTGATGGTGATGGCACAGATAGTTCTGCAACAGTACTCGCTGAAATTGAAGCAGGGACAACAACTTCCGCAATGAGTACGGGGCTGGCAGACGATATTCTGCCAGTTATGTCACCATCTTACACAAACGGACGTGGGTCGATAGAAGCCCCTACATCTTCTTGGAACGGGGATAGTATTCCTACAGGCTTCGTTGCCCTGAACCAAGATAATATGGCAGCAAACACCGCTGGCATTACAGGTCTATCTTGGATCAAGAACCGTGATGCTACTGCTGCATCAGATACTAATCATATGCTTCAGGATCGTGTGAGAGGGATTTATAAATATTTAATATCTAATGATACTGATATTGAAGCTACAGATACCAATAGCGTCCAGCGTTTCCTTCAACAGGGCGTTCAGATAGGAAACATGGATGAAGTAAATACTTCTGCTGAATCCTTTGTTCTATGGCAGTGGGCTAATGATGGGTCAGAAACTGCTATAGGAGCAGGTAGTATTTCTACAGGAGTACCGAGAACAGCGAGTACTGTTAGAGTTAATACAACAGCAGGGTTCTCTATTATCACATACACTGGAGACGCCACTAATACTACAGTGGGACACGGACTTACTAATGCGCCTGAGTTTATATTCGGGTTCAACAGAGCATCAATCAGCAACCGCCATGTCGGTCATCAGGATATGACCAGTTGGGCGTATTATCTCAACCTTGATGAGAATGTTGCGGAAGCCTCTTATGGCCCGATCTGGAACTCAACGGCTCCTACCTCGTCAGTGATAAGCCTTGGTACTGAGGGTGGTCTAAACGGTTCTGGTACTGCACAGATCATGTACGCATTCCACTCAGTTGAAGGCTATTCAAAATTCGGCACCTATGAAGGGAATGGAGATGCTGATGGACCCTTTATTTATACAGGATTCAGACCTTCTTATTTAGTTGTAAAAAATATAGATGCCACTGGGAATTGGTGGTGTGTTGATGCAATACGAAGCACATATAAT